TGTAAAACCTACCTTTAGGGTTGGGCATAAACATTACCTTTGTATCCACTACACCATTTTCCCATTGAAAGTTTCCTCTCGTTACCAGTGAACTTGACCGCATACCCTCGTTGTGGTCTATCTGTTGGTATATCTTAGATAAGTTAAATATAGACTCCTTTGCTTCATCTCTAAAAGCGTGCTGCTCAGTCCTTGGAAACTGTCTATAAAATTCATTTAACCCATCCTGGTCTCCTTTCAATCCTTCTACTTCATTATCCCAATACTCTACTACTCCTTGTTTAATATAGTTTCCATACGGGTCTTCAATTGGTTTTTCTGGAGTGTCGAATACAGGTAGTCCATAAGAATCAATGTATCCCTCGTAATTCCATTCCATAGGTATGAACAAAGAATATAGTCCTGAGCTAGTCTGTCCATTGCTGTTTCTGTTTGTAACGTCTGACGCATAATATAACTTTTTAAAGTTTTCTCCTCCCTTATCTAAAGCGTTTGATGTTGAACCCATCATACACTTACCTATTATCCTACTACCTAGTCTTAAACAGGTTTTTGTAACCCTCCAGTTGTTTAGTATGTTACTTGGCCTCTCCCACTTACCTGATTCATCGTGTACGAGTAACTTTAATTTTTCCCCATCATAGGAGTTGTCACCTGTATTCTTCCAATCAATAGTAGTATCCAACCCTTTGATATCTTCTTGCTGCTCATTAGAGTCAAGTTTCCTTCTTGTAAACTTTGATGCTGGTACTCTATATGCAAGTTCAGTCTTTGGTCTATCCATACCATCTTGTATGGGTTTAAAGAAAAACGGGTAGTTAACCGAGATTGGTACAACCTTGTCGGTAAACATTTTCTTTGCATCAGGCCCTGACTTTGAAAGTATTCCATATCTGGAATCAACTGATATTGTGGCAAGGTTGACTGTTTCTCCTGAAGACATAAAGGAGAATCCACTCCGTCTATTTTTAAGGTAGCACATTCCAAAGCACCTCGTATCTGCTTTGCAGGCTTCCCAGAATATGTAAAACAACCTATTTGATTCTCTAAAGTCTGGTTGGCCAACGTCAATCTTTGACCATTGCAGGTACATATAATGAGAGCCAGTAATGTAAGTAGGATTACCCTTATTATTAAACCAAAATCCTTGTTCTCTTCTTTCAAATTCTTTCTCAATATAATCGTACCATTTTTCTTTAAAATCTTCGGGGTACTCCTTCCAATCAAAGATTGTTTTTATTCTACTTAATTCTTTTGGGTACTCGGTGTGAGACCACTTCTTGTCTTTAAAGTTATGAGTTTCAAACTCAGCAGGTAAGGCTATCTTAAGATTTTGTATTTCATAAATCTCTCCTATCTTACCAGTTTTACTTATTACAACAACATCAAAGTCCTCGTCGTATCCGTACTTCCAAGACTTAGCATTATTTTTTTTCTTTAGAGTAGATGGCTTTATGTGGTTATCTAATACCGTGTATAAACTTTGCTCGTACATACTACTTAGTATTAGCTCTTCCCTCAGCAAACCCCTTAAACTCTTTCTTTTTAGTTTCTTCTTTTGGTTTGTTTTCTAACAAATCTTTTTCACTCTCTATTCGCTGAAGTATTTCAAATGCGTCAAATATTGCGAGCTTTTTAGTTGCTGCTGCATTTTTCAATCTATCTGCTGTTATGTCATCTCCTGAGTCTATAATAGCTTCTTCGGCAACTTTAATTAGTTCAACAACTGCTTTTTGCCCAGCTAGGATTATACTCTCTTTCATCTCCTTTACCTTCATAAGTACCAACGATATTAATTAATTTCATACAATATAATAATTCTCCATCTATAACAAACTCAAACTCAGATGTTGGTCTAAACGAAACAAGGTCTCCCTCGTTTATTCCTAAGTTAGTTAGTCCTTTATTGCCATACTTTAGAAATCCTACAAGTGGTTTTTCTTTTGTTAAAGAAAATATACTATCGCTTTCTACTGGCTTTACAAAACAATAATCAAGATGAGTCTTATTTGCTCCATACATATAAATCTGCTCAGGTGAGCAAGCATACATATCTTCTTTAATAAAACTTCTACTGTTTTTTTCGTTGCCTCTAATGTCATAGAATCTTCTGAATACGTTGTGGTGTACTATAACCTTATCTCCAACTTTTATTTTAGTATCTATAGCTAATGGTAAAGCCACCACCTCGGCAACTTTACTCACGCTTTTAAACTCCTCAATTCTTGTATTGACTATGAGGTCAACCTCGCCAACCTTAACAGTATTGTTGTATCGACCCTCTATGGGTTTTACGATAAAATCGTGAATACTTTTCATTAATACTGCAAGTCATATTCAACAGATATTGCCATATTAGAGTTGAACTTCTTCCACGGCAACGTCTCCTTATTTTTTTGAATATAAATGTTATAAGAATTATCTTTCTCGTCAAGGAGAATATTAGATATTTCGTGACCACCATATACTTGCTGCCCAACAGAATAATGCATCGCTTCATTCTTGTAATCAGACCCTATGCTGATTTTTCTTATAACACTACTCATTACTTAGTCTCTTCTTCCTCAACTTCGGTATAAGTACCGTCGTCAAGGTTAATGTTTACACGACCATACTTTTCTTCTAGTGTGGTTTTTGTTTCTTCGACTTCTTGATTTACATCAAGCATTACGCCCATAACCTCGTGCTTCCTAAGTTCTAGTGTCCCGATGTCTTGTTTAATCTGAGCAATTTTTGTTTGTTGCTCTCTGATAAGCTCTAGCTCATCATCTGTAATTCTATTCATATTAAATTAAATTTGATTCTTACTCTTTTTATAATTACTTACTTTTTGCTATTTTTCTGCTGAAGAACCATAATAGTAGGCAAAAATGTTAGATATTACCACTCCTTCAACCATACCCATCAAGTGTACAAACAGCTCGTTGTGTAAAACACCCTCCTCATAAACTACTGCGTATATGATAAATAGGAATGACACTAGGCCTACAATTCCTGTAAGCATCATCATAATATCTTTGCTGCCAGTCTTCTTAACTTCAACCTCTCTACTTCTTGCTGAGTCTCTGTCTTTAACTTCTAGCTCATACATTTCTTTTGTCTTAGCTAAAGCTACCTTCTTATCCTCAGGTTTAATCTTATCATCCTTTTCAATGAGGTTCTTTACCATACCTAACACACCAGCATCTGGGAGTAAATCTCCAGCTACATCTAATATGTGTGGTGCAGCATTACCTAAAAATGCACCTAGCTTTGTATCCTTAAATTTTTTAGACATTGTATTTTTTATCTTTATATTTAGTCTTAGACTTACTGTAGGCTTCTTTTTCCCAAGGAGAGTTTGCAGGACTAGCCATAGCTATCTTAGCATTGTTCTTTGAGTAAGCCTTACCCTTCCAATAAATGTTATTGTCGTCGTAATCTAAGTCGCCTCTAGCCATTTGATTAATATGAACCTGTTCGTGCCTAATAACTTCATCGTGAAACTTAGGGTCTAGGTTCTCATTTATTATGATAGTGCCGTTGTTGTTACTCTGCCCAAGAACACCTTCCCCCAAGTCTGCTTGATAGACTGGGGTAGGTTCGTTCTTATATGGTGGGTTAGATAGCTTAAATGCCATTACTTACCGCAAGACTTTTTACCCATCATTGCAATACCTCTGCCACCCATATGCTTACCTATTTGGCAACCACACTTCATCATTAGTCCACTTCCTTTCATCATTGGCTTGTCGTACCCACCTTTCATCATCGGCTTCTCGTAAGACCCCATAGAGGTTCCTGCCATATTAATTCCAGACTTATACTTTTCGTCAGCCTTGTGAAGTTGTTTTTTTGCATCATAGATTAACTCTCTGTCGTTAATCATTTCTTGTTTATACTTATTCATAGTTTTATTTATTTACCATTTAACTTTGTCAGCCCAATATGCAGCAGACATTTTACCTTTAGCTATGTTCTTTCCGTGTCTAGCCTTAAAGCTTTTTCTTTTAGCTTTCATCTTAGCAGACTCACCAGCTTTCGGCTTACCTGCCGTACTAGCACCTTGCTGACCAAACCTAATTAGTTTCTCCTTTCCACCTTCACAAGCCTTCACGATGTGTGACTTCTTAGGGTGTCCAGATGTTCTCTTAGGCTTATTACAAGCCATATCTTTTTTACTTACCTTCTTTGCCATTACTTTACAATATAAACAGTTCTACCATTTTCTTTTACAGCTCTTAAGCACCTGTTTCTGTTTTTGTCTTCCGACACATAAGAAACGTGAATCCAATCAGGATTATCATCGTCACCAAACTCCCATATCATTTGGTCAAAGCTGAGGTTGTCCTTAATGTACTTATACATATCTGCGTTTGACATATGACCGTAAGAGTCATCTAGGTCAAAAGCTTCTCCTCTACAGTGTTGAGACGTACCACTTCCACCTACTGCTTTGTTAAGCTGCTTACATCTAAAGAAGCTATTAATGCGTATAGGGCCATTTACAGCCTCTCTAAGAGGTTCAAATATATTTTCGGATATAGACTTCATTTTTTTCAAATCAAACTCGTTAGGAGTGTTGTCTATGCTTAATCTCTTAGCAGTAGAACTTCTAACCCCCTCTTTGTATGATATGTGTTTACTTATCTTTTCCATCTTTATATTTTTCAGCAACGGATAACCACTTAAAAGTAGTGTAGCCTATAGTCACGATTAATAAAAGTATTTTAAGTATGACCTCTATGTCTGACATAGTTATCATCATTACCAACGTGTTGGCAAGGTACAGCTTAAAGTCTTCCAACTTTATTAAAATTTAAATCCCTTAGCTTTTTCTGTAATAGGTCCTGGCTGGTATGCTGGCATATTCTTAGCTAGTAGCTGAATACCTTTACACCCGCTACTAGAGCCATATCCTCTTGGCATATTGTCCATATTTAATGGACCATTCCAAATTGCATCAAACCCCTGCTCTTCTGCGTAAGGTCTTTTTGTTGCTACCATCTTTTTGCTTTTCATAGTATTGTTTTTAGTAACCTCTAGCTACGTCACTACCGAATGTGTAGTCTGCAACTGATTTGGTTGTTGGTGAAAAATTATTAGCTGTTGGAACTACTGGTGGAATTACAGCAGGGTCTGTTGTTGGTGTCATAGGGTTAGTTGCCACAGGACCTTGGACAGCAGGCCCCATAGGATTCATTCCTAACGCCTGTAGCTCTTGTGGGGTCGCCCCTTCTAAGTTAGATGCTGTAGCACCTAGTTGATTTAGTATATTCTTCATATTACTTTTTGTATTTGTTTTTTCTTGACATTCCTTTGTTGAATCCGTCTCCTGTCATTTGTATTCCTAATGTTCTTTTTGCCGCTTCTATTTCTTCCTTCTCTTTCAACTTTATTTCTCTTTTTCTGTTTTCTTTGCCTTGTTCTATTTTAGCGTCAAATTTATCAGCTTTACTTTTGGATACACTTAAGTAAGAGGGAATATTAGTTCCAGTTAAAAGAAGGTCTTCAGCAAATGCTTTATTTTTAGCAAAGTCTGAACCAACTTTTCTAGCTTCATCAGGCATTCCTAAAATATTATAAGCTCTTTGTTTTTCTGTCATTTCTTGACTAGCTTCTGGAGTAAGAATACGCCTTGCATCTTTACCTGTTTGTACAGTAACATCGTAAATTTTTCGTCCAAAAGCTCTATTCTTATCACCGTCTTCACTTGGCGGGGCTGGAGGTCCGTAGTAACCTAGATAGTCTTTAACTGGCTCACTTTTATTTACTTTTTCTTCTATTTTAGGTACTAAAGATTTGTCTCTTGGAGTTGTAGGAAGCGTTTTGAATTTATCTGTCTTTTTAGGAACTTTAATTTCCGCCTTAGACGATGATGGAGTAGTCTTTTTGCTTTGTATTTTTTTAGCAACTTTACTTTCCATAGGTTTTGCATCTCTACCTTCAGAAAACATTTCTCTTTTTAAAGATTTAGCAG